ATGTTCAACATCTCCTTGGCTGTATTCTACAGCAAGGTGTCCGTTTTTTCACTGTCTACTTAAAAGGGAGCATACCAAGGAAGGGAAGGAGATGGAAAATAAAAAAAGCGCCGAACAATCGACGCTTGGTGATGAACTGGACAAGATTCTCGGCCCAGATGAGTTCAAGTCGCTTGGGCAGGACATTGCACTGGTAATCGCGGAGCACAAGTTGACAGGGAAGCCCGAGATCTGCGAAAAAGTCTTTCGTTATATGTCACTTGTGGTTTTTGGCTGGAACCGGGTGTAGAGAGCGCAGGATTTATAATCTTTGCAGAACATGAAGAGGTGATAAGATGAGCCGATACACGACAAGCGCACAGAGCGCCCTGGGACGTGAGGTTGCCGAAAAGCGCCGCCTGATGTATGAGCGGCACGGTGGGGTGATGTCTCCCACGGATGTGGCCAGGGAGGCCGGTTATTTTGCCCGGGCGGTCAATGGGGACCGGTGGGCGGAGGAACATGGCATTCCAGCGATCCGGATGGGTCCCAGGAAGAGGGGCTATGAGACGGATCTGGTAGCGAAGGCCATTGTACAAAGCCGCGGAATGGTATAAAAACGCCCCGCCGGATGAGCAGATCCGACAGGGCTGCAAACCTAATCGACCAACCCGACTAGGCTTGTTGGAACAAGTGTACTACTTTTCCTTCGAGCCGTCAAGAGCAAGGAGGAAAATTTATGCTGAATGATAACAGCACCGCTCGTGAAATCGAGCAGCAGAATGCAAACACCAAACTCCACATGGACAGGCTGAACCAATCTCTGTATGATGTGACCTTTGGCGACATGGTCAAGCTGATGGGCAATACTGTGGCTGTTATGTCAAAGATTTTGGATCGGTGGGCAGAAAGGGAGGATAACAATGAGAACCGCGTATGAGATCGTGCGGCGGATCGCGGAGACTGCCATGAGCCGCCACGGGCTGGACGCCAGGAAGCTGGCCAGCGCGGCGGGGATCAGCGAGAAGAGCATGGGTAAGCTCCTGCGGGACGAGCCTGTCCGGCTGGATCAGGAGCAGTATTTTAACCTGTTTGTCCTGGGCGGGGCGATAGAACTGGGAGAGGTGATGAAATGAATCAGACGAGGAATGAGCGGAAGCAGCGGGCGCAGGAGTTGGTGTGGATCGCGCTGGTCACCGCGTTTTTGTTCGGCGTGTTTGCGCTGGGCATGAGCGTTGGGATCTGGCTGGTGGAGGTGGCGTGATGTTTATGCCGGAAGAGCTGGCTGAGATTGCAGCCGCCGATGCGGAGATCGAAGCGGAGTTCCGCCTGACGCAGGAGGATCTGGACCGGAGCCGTGAGCTGGACCGGGAGGCGAAGTTCCGAGCCCTGCCTATGGAGAAACAGAAGGTGGCCGCACAGCAGAAGGCCTACCGGGAAGCCAACCGGGAGAAGCTGGCCGCACAGCAGAAGGCCTACCGGGAAGCCAACCGGGAGAAGCTGGCCGCACAGCAGAAGGCCTACTACGAAGCCAACCGGGAGCAACTGCGGGAACGAGCCCGGAATTATATGCGGGAATACCGGGCGAAAAAGAGAGCCGCCGCAGGCGCTGTAACACCCACGACGGCAAAGAAATAGTAAGATACCCATATTATATGGGACAAGAAAGGAATCGTCAAGATGGATTTGAAACTGATGGATCTGGAGATCCGAAATTTTAAGGGCTGTGGGAGCTTATCTCTGCCGCTGGATGGGCGCAGCGCCAGTATCTATGGGGACAACGCCGCAGGCAAGACCACGGTATATGACGCGCTGACCTGGCTGCTGTTTGGGAAGGACAGCCGTGGGAACGGCAGCTTTGAGATCAAGCCGTTGGACGCCGCCGGAGAGGTGGCGGACCATGGGGCGGTGACGGAGGTCTCTGCGACGCTGTGGGCGGACGGGGAGCCAGTGACCCTGCGCAAGACCTACTACGAGAAGTGGAGCGTGAAGCGCGGGAACGCGGACGCCACCTATGACGGGAACACCAGCGAGTACTATGTGGATGATGTCCCTGTCAAGAAGTACGCCTTTGAGGCGAAAGTGGACGAGCTGGCCGGTGAGGACCGCTGGCGGATGCTGACCAGCGTGGGCTGGTTCTGCGAGGGGCTGGACTGGCGGAAACGGCGGGAGGCCCTGTTTGAGGTGTGTGGCGTGGCCTCCGACCGGGAGATCATGGAACAGGAGCCGCGCTTCGCGGCGCTGATGGAGTCCATGGGCCGGCTGAGTCTGGAGGACTACAAGAAGAAGCTTCAGGCCAAGCGTCGGGGGCTGAACGGAGCCCGGGATACAGTTCCGGCCCGTTTGGACGAGTGCAAAAAGACGGTATCCGAGCTGGAGGGGATCGACTTCACCGCTCTGGAGGAGGAGCGGGGCCAGGTGGCCGCACGGCGGGACAGCCTGCGGGGCGAACTGATCCAACTGGAGAACAACACCCTGCTGGCTTCCAAGCGGAATGATGTGGCCCGGCTTGAGAACGAGCTGGCCGCGCTGCGGAATGAGAACCGGCTGCACAGGCAGAGTCAAATCGTCCCGGTTGAGGACCGGAGGCCGGCGCTGGAGGCGGAGATCCGGGCGGCAGAGCGGGATCTGCTGCGCTGCACACAACTGGCCCAGAACGAAAAGGACCTGATGGAGCATCTGGAGGAGCGGATCGGGCGGTGCCGGGCCCGATGGTCTGAAGCAGCGGAGCAGACTTTTGAGGAAACAGTGTGCCCCACCTGCGGGCAGAGGATGCCGGAGGAGGCACAGAAGGCCGCCCGGGCGGCATTCGAGGCAGACCGAAAGAGAGTCCAGACGGAGGCCGTGGAGGAGGCAGATCGGGCTAAGGCGGACCGCTCTATGGCGCAGGCCCGCCGGGAGGACGCCATTGAGGCGGGGGTCCGGGCGGAAAACGAGATCGCCCGGCTCCGGGCGGAGCTGGAGGCGTACAGAGCCCCGGCGCCCGCGGAAGTGGAGGACCTTCCCGGATTTGCCCGGCAGGAGGCAGAGCTGACCGCCACCCTGGAGGAGGCCCGCCGTCAGGCGGATAGTCTGAGCCGGGAGAACGGTGCGATCCGAACCGAGATCGAGGGGCGCATTTCGGAACTCCAGCAGCAGATGGACAGACTGGACCGAGATCTGGGCCGGAGAGCTATGTTGGACTATGCCAAAGAGCGGATGGAGGCCCTGCGGCAGGAGGCTCGGGAGAGTGGGCAGCAGCTGGAGGAGCTGGACAAGCTGTTGTTCCTGTGTGACGAGTTCAGCCGCTGCAAGGTGCGGTACATTGAGGACCAGATCAATGGCCGGTTCCGGTTGGTTCGGTGGAAACTGTTCCAGGAGCAGGTTAACGGAGGCCTGGCCGACTGCTGTGAAGCCACGGTGGATGGGGTCCCGTACCGGTCCATGAACAACGGGTCCAGAGTGAACGCCGGCCTGGACGTGATCCGGACGCTGTCGGAGCACTATGGGATGCGGGTGCCGCTGTTCATCGATAACGCGGAGAGTGTGACTGGGCTGCTGCCTGTGGGGAGCCAGACCATTCGCCTGGTGGTCAGCGCGGGAGACAAAAAGCTGAGGTGTGAATATGAAAATTAAGGACCGGGCAAAGCCCAAACTCCCTCCGGTGGAGCCTGGGGTGTACATTGCGACCTGCGTGGGCGTGGTGGATCTGGGGGAGCAGTACAGCGAGAAATTCAAAAGCTACCGCAACGAGGTTCAGTTCATCTGGGAACTGTCCGGGGAGACGGTAGAGGTGGATGGGGAAGTGAAGCCCCGGCAGCTCTCCCGGTCATTCTCGATGGCCACCAGCAAGAAGAGCAATCTGAGGGGCTTTCTGAGCAGCTGGAACGGGGTTCAGTACAGCGATGATCAATTTGGGGAACTGGAACTATTCGACCAGATCGGCCGTGCCTGCCAGCTAAATGTGGTGCTCAACGATACCGGGGAGTATGCCAACGTTGACAGCGTGATTCCTCTGCCCAAGGGGATGCCGTCCCCAACAACGAGCACAGAGCCTATCTGCTGGGACATGGAACAATGGGACGACACGGTGTTCGAGAGGCTTCCAGAGTGGGTGCAGGAGAAGATCAAGAAGTCCACCCAGTACCAGAAGGAGCACACGCCAACGGACACGGTGGACTTCCCGGCTCAGGCGGAGCGAAGCGGACTTTGCAAGGACGAAGGGGGTTGTCCCATTTGAAGCTGATCCCATTGGCCAGCTCCTCCCACGGGAACGCCTATCTGGTGGAGGACGGAACGACCTGCCTGCTGATCGAGTGCGGAGTGAGCTGGAAAAAACTCCAGAAGCTGACCGGATTCGGCGTGTCCGGCATTGCTGGGTGTCTGATCTCCCACGAGCACAAGGACCACGCTGGCTGCTATGAGCAGCTGATCCGGAGCGGGGTTCCGGTCTACGCCAGCCGTGGGACAGCGGAAGCACTTGGGTGCGAACAGTTGGAACCGCTGGAGGACCGTGAGGCGGTGACCCTTGGCAGCTTCGACATACTCCCATTCCCAACCTTTCACGACGCGGCGGAGCCTATGGGCTTTCTGATCCGCAGCCGGACGGACGGGGACAAGTTGGTCTTTGCCACAGACACGGTCAACCTGGGGTATCAGTTCCCCGGTGTGGATTTGGTAGCCATCGAGTGCAACTACGACGAGGCCGCCCTGGAGCGGTCGGAGCGGATGCCGGAGAAGGTGCGCCGTCGGGTGGCCAACGCCCACATGAGTGTGTCCAGGGCCTGCGCCTGGCTGGCCGGGCTGGACAAGTCCCGGGTGCGGGAGGTGTACCTGATGCACCTGTCCGACGCCTGCGGCAATGAGTGGATGTTCCGCCGCCTGGTGCAGCAGGTGGTGGGGGATCGGGTGCAGGTTACGGTGTGCCCGCGTGAACGATTGGAGGATGCAGAATGAATGAACTAGAAAAGAAAAGTATCCTGGAGATGTCCATGGGTGCCATTCTGGAACGGGTGGACTATGAGATGGGCAGGGTCATTGACAACATCCTGGACCCCAACACCAAACCCACCGGGAAACGAAAAATCACTGTGGGGCTGGAGCTTATCCCCAGCGCGGACCGCAAGACCATCACCGTGCAGACCACAGCCAAGAGCACACTGGTCCCAACAGATCCCATCACCACCAGCCTCTATATCACCAGCCAGCCGAACACCGGTGAGATGGTGGTAGCCGAGATGGTGCCCCAGGTCCCCGGTCAGTTAGCCCTCGACGGCGAGGAGCAGGGCCACCCCAAAATTTTGAAGTTCAAGCGCCAGGCATAACGCCACGATCTGAAAGGAGTATTCATTATGCTGAAAGAATTTGCTCAGTATCTCGTGTCCCTCAAGGACAACAAGACCTACACCATCCACGGCGACACCTACTCCGACCGGGAGCTGGTGCGTATCGCCCCCCATGTAGACCGCCCCTGCCAGATCAGCGTGAGCGGGCTGGACAGCATCGTAAAGCTGCTGCGGAACGAGTTGGATATGTTCGACAACCTGCCTATGTTCGTCCGGGTGGACGGCGCACGGAAGGTCTCTGTGTTCTCCACCTATGACAGCGAGATGTGCCGGGACAGCCTGTATGAGGCGGCCTGCGACGTGCCTGGGTTCCAGGAGGGCTTCCGGGAGCAGGAGAAGGCCATCATTGAGCTGCGGAGCAAGTTTATGCCCGGAGAGGGCGTGGACTACCTGCTGGACCTGCTCTCCCGCATCAACAAGGAGAACGGCGTAACCACCCGGGACAACGGCGTGAGCCAGGAGGTGGAGGCCCGCCAGGGCATTTCTCTCAAGGCCCTGGTCCAGGTCAAGCCCCGCATCTCCATGCGGCCCTACCGCACCTTCCTGGAGGTGGAGCAGCCGGAGAGCGAGTTCATCCTGCGGCTGGACGAGGACGGTAACGTGGGGCTGTTCGAGGCCGACGGCGGAATGTGGAAGATGCAGGCCAAGGCATCCATCGTGGCGTACTTCGAGGAGAAGCTGGCCGACGAGATCAACGCCGGAAAGATCATTGTGATGATGTAAATAATTGGCGGGGCTGGGGCGTCCTGGCCCCGCCGGTAGAAAGCGGGTGATGAGATGGCCGGACGGCCGAAGGAGGGCATTGAGTTCTCCGGCTGGGCCACGGACGTATTTGAAGATCCAAAGATAGACAAGCTGATCGACGGCCAGGGTGTGGCCGGGTTTACGATCTACTTCTACCTTTGCCAAAGGGCCTTCGGGCTGCATGGATACTTTTTGCCATGGACCTGCGATGATGCCGCCAGCGTTGCACGACGGATCGGCGGCGGAGTTGGGTCAAAGGCGGTACAGGATACCGTCGGGCTGTGCTTGCGTATTGGCTTGTTTGACCGCATGCTGTACGAGGGGCACGGAGTACTTACGAGCAGGGGCATCCAGCGCAGTTTTGTACCGGCGCTGAAAAAACGCCGGGTAAGGTCTGTCATAGCCGATTACTGGCTTTTGGGAGCCGACGAGAGCGTCGGTTTGGTTTTCATACCCAAAAACGGCGGGTAACGCCCATCTGCGTCATGCAAATGCTCATTTGCGGCCTGCGAATGACACATAGGATAGGATAGGATAGGATAGGTATAGGGATAGGAGAGGTAGTTCTAAAGATAGAACTCAAAAATCTATACCCTCTACTTCTAACGGGGGGCGCGCTGCTGAAAGAGCTCTAAGAGAAGAACAGGGAGCGGCGACTGGAAGGTGGACCCCCTCCCCAAAAACGAGAGGTGCGATTTGACAAAAGAGGACGTATGCAGGACGTTTGACCTGCTGGAACAGATCTACCAAGGCAAGAAGAAGCCGCGTGACAACGTGACGCTGGCAATCTGGGCAGAGATATTGAAGCCCTGGAGCTATGCGCAAGTCAGGAGCGCAGTGGTTCAGAGAGCGCGGGAAAACCGATTTTTTCCGGATCCCTCGGAACTGGCGGCATATCTCCCTCCCATAAGAGACAAGGGGGCAGAGAAAAGCGCCCCAGATGGCCTGTTAGAGGCTATGGAGAAAAAGCGGAAGGAACTGGATGACTGGCAGGAGGAGTGGCACCAGGAACTGCGGGAGCGGGGGCTGCCAACGCTGCGGGAGGCCGCGGCCCGAGGGATGAGCCCTGGGAAGTGGAATGTGCTGCTCCGGGAGGCCGGCGTGTGGGAGGCTGCCCATGGCTGACACACTATGCCTGAGCTGCGCAAAGTGCTATGGAGACTGCCCGTGGTCTGAGCGGGACCCGGAGACCAAGCGCATCAAATTCCAGCCCGTGCCCGGGTGGACGGCAGAGGCGACCTGGAAACGGGGCTGCGGGGCCTCTTACCATGTGGTCGCCTGCCCGCTGTATGTGAGCGACGGGAAGGACTACTCCGCCGGCCGGGGCCAGAAACCAAAATATGATGTCCGGGCGGTGTCGGACTGTCTGCGGGCTGGGATGACTGATAGGGAGATCATGCGGAGAACTAGGATCCAGTCAGATAGTACGCTGCGGGAGTATAAGCGGCGGGCGAGAGCCCTGGATCAACAAACAGGAGGATAATAATATGAGCAAGAAACTGACCACCTACAAGGGAACTGATAAGGACATGAAATGCCACGGCGGCTTTCAGTATGAACTGGGAAAAATGTACACGGATGATGGCGCCATCCGCTGTGGCGGGAGCGGATTCCACTCCTGCAAGGCTCCGCTGGATGTATTTCGCTATTTCGCACCAAATAAAAGCCGGTATTTCGCTTGCCTCGCGGGCGGGACCGTAGACGAGGACAACATGGACAGCAAGATTGCGTCCTCTGAGCTGGAGCTGAAAGCGGAAATTGGGATCCCCGGGTTGGTTAAAGCACACATCGAGTACGTTAAGGCTCATACTACAACGGAGCACACTGACCACAAACAGGCCACCGCCGGGGACTATGGAGCCGCCACCGCCGGGGCCTATGGAGCCGCAACCGCCGGGGCCTGTGGAGCCGCAACCGCCGGGGACCGTGGAGCCGCAACCGCCGGGGACAGTGGAGCCGCCACCGCCGGGGACCGTGGAGCCGCCACCGCCGGGGCCTGTGGAGCCGCAACCGCCGGGGACAGTGGAGCCGCAACATCGAGAGGGAGCGTAACCGTCGGAGTCAACGGGACTGGATTGGTCCGGGGCAACGGCGTAAAGATCCGTGGCGGATTGGGCGCGATCCTGGTTATCGCGGAGGAGGAAGAAAACAGCTATGATCTTGCCCACTGGAAGGCCGTTGTGGTGGATGGTAAGACGGTAAAGGCGGACACCTGGTACAAGCTGATGAATGGGGAACTGGTGGAGGCAGAGCAATGCTGACCGTCGTAATCCAGTCGGAAAGTACGTTGTGGGAGTATAAGCGGCGGGCGAGGAGATTGGGGGAGCTGAATCAGAAATGAGTAAAGAACAGATCGGCTTATTGGATGAAATCATTGTAGATAATTTCGCTGGCGGCGGCGGTGCATCAACGGGAATGGAACTGGCGACGGGGCGGCCTGTCGCCATAGCAATCAACCATGACCCTGACGCAATCCTGATGCACCGTACAAACCACCCATACACGGAACACCTGCAAGCGAGCGTGTGGGATGTAGACCCGAGGGAAGTTTGCCGGGGCCGTCCGGTGGGGCTTGCGTGGTTCTCGCCGGACTGTAAGCACTTCTCCAAAGCCAAAGGCGCGGCGCTGGTAGACCGGAACATCAGGGGACTTGCGTGGATTGTCCTGCGCTGGGCTGGGACTGTCCGCCCACGGGTGATTATCCTGGAAAATGTGGAGGAGTTCGTAACATGGGGGCCTGTACGGAAAGGGAAACCGGTGAAGAAAAAAGCTGGGCAGACCTTTCAGAAATGGAAGCGGCAGCTTCTGGAGCTGGGTTATCAGGTTGAACACCGGGAAATCGTGGCGGCGGACCTGGGAGCACCGACCACAAGAAAACGCTTTGTGCTGGTTGCCCGCTGCGACGGGCGGCCTATCGTGTGGCCGGAACGGACGCATGGGCCGAGAGACAGCGAGGAGGTACGGGACGGGCGGCTGCTGCCATGGAAAAGCGCGGCGGAGATCATCGACTGGAGCGTACCTTGCTACTCTGTATTTGCCAGCAAGCGGGAGCTGAAAGAAAAATATGGTGTGAACGCCGTCCGGCCACTGGCGGATAACACCATGCGGAGGGTTATCCGGGGCGTGGACAAGTTCACCATCCGAAGCGGGCGGCCTTTCGTCGTAGAGTGCAATCACGGAGGGGACGGTCATGCGAGGGCGGACGGTGAACCACTCAACACTATCACACGGAAGTACACCGGCGGGCTATGTGATCCCCTGCTTGCTCCGTTCACATTTAGCAACACCGGAGGGAGTGTGGGAGCCGACGTGAGCGAGCCGGTGCGCACGATCCGCACGGCGGGCGGGCAGATTATGGCCTCCGCCAACCTGATTCAGTACCACACGGAGCAGACAGAACGTGTCCGGGCAAACGGACTGAGGGTGCCGCTGCCGACAGTGGATGCCTCCAACCGGTACGGGCTGACCACGGCGCAGCTTGTAGAATATTTCGGGAATGGGCAGCCGATTGATGTGAGAAAGCCGATGCACACGGTAACGAGCCACGACCGGGAGGCGATAGTCTGCGCCCACATTTGCAAGTATTACGGAGGCGTGATAGGGGCGGAAGCACAAGAGCCGCTGCCGACGGTGACGGCGGTTGACCACAATGCGGTAGCGGCGGCCCATATTGTCGAGTTCAAAGGGCAAGACATTGGGCAGGATGCAGGTCGGCCACTGCGCACGATCACGGCGGCTGCCGGGGAATTTGCAGACTGCCGGGCAGAGCTGATTGAGGTAGGAGGCCAAGACCTGATGCACTGGCCGGAAGTCCGCGATCTGCTCAACCGCCATTGTGGGTATGAGATGGCAGACGATGAAATCCTGCTGCTGGAGATTGGCGGAGGGCTTTACTTTATCGCGGACATTCTTCTGCGGATGCTGACGCCGCGGGAACTCTATAACGCCATGGGTTTTCCGCCGGATTACATCATCGACCGGGATTACCTGGGCAACGAGTACGGGAAAACAAAGCAGGTGGCACGGTGCGGGAACGCGGTATGCCCTCCCATGGCGACGGCCCTTGTACGGGCGAACCTGCCGGAGTGGTGCAACCGGACGATCACGACCATGGAGGAGCTGGAAAAGGCGGTGGCGGTGTAATGCTGACCGTCGTGATTCAGGTAGACGCCCCGCCTGGTCAGGCCATCGGCGTGAAGGAGCACCGGGCCATGTGCCTGGAGCGGTACGGAGATACGCGGGTGGTGGAGATCCGGGAGACCGGGGTGGAGCAGATGAGGATGGAGGAGGCAAAACGCCATGAACTGCCATGGGTGTAAGTGGCTTGACGAGACGCGGCCGCATGGGGCCGGATACTGCAGCACAGTGGAGCGGTCCAAGGACTATCACACCACGCCCTGCATAATCGACTGCGGGCAGCGTGCGCCGGAGATACGCAGGCCAGAGCTCCCGAGGTGCGAACTGTTCGAGCCAGGGGATTTTAAAACCAGATTCAGGAAGGGTGGTTAAGCATGGCCATAAGCAATTTTGTACAGGAGCGGGATGCAGCGCTCCTGTCTCTGGACGAGGAGAAGATAAAGGGATACTGCCGGAAGTATGGCGTGCCTATCCCGAGCAGTGATAAAGTATTCTGGCTGTCGGTCCACAAGGCAATCTGTAATATCACCTCAGCATCCACAGAGCAGAGACGCAGGAGCGCACAGTGGCTGGTAGAGCACGGATCTACACCGGAGATATGAGGGAGACGTATGGAGAGATTAACATTTGATGGGGAATTTTGCGACATATCCATGTGCCGAGAGGAATTGGGTGGCCCATTTTGCGAGGAGGGCTACTGCTCCCAGCGCAGGGTGTGGGAGCGGCTGAAATCCATTGAGGACATCCTGGGCGATGACTACGACCTGGACCGCATCCAAGAGCTGGCTCAGGCCGGCCGGGAGGGGCGGCTGGTGATGCTGGATGAACCTCGGAAGCCCCTTATATGGGGCGACGACAACCACGATTCTATCTTGTGCCCCAACTGTAAGCACGACCTCATGGGCGGATTCCAGGAAGCCGATTCCTGCGAAGTGCCTATGTATCAATGCCCTTACTGCGGACAGCCGATTGACGGAACACAGGCGCTAACCCATGAGGAGGCAGAGACGGCGCTGAAAGGAGAAAACCATGAAGCCAATCCTGTTTAATACCCAGATGGTTCGGGCCGTCTTGGATGGAAGGAAGACCGTCACCCGGCGGGTGGTAAAGCCGCAGCCATTGGACAAGCCTATGTGTTTCCACGACCCCGAAGAGGGCTTAAACATTGTGTGCCATGTTGCTGGGATGGATGTGCTGTACAATTTCTTTCCACCCTACCAGCCCGGCGACATCCTGTGGGTGCGTGAGACGTGGAATGGCGACTGGTGCGACCATTATATCTACAAGGCGGACGGAGGCAGCGCAAAAGCTGCCGGATATGCAGCAGAGCCGAAATGGCGCCCATCCATCTATATGCCGAAGGAGGCCGCACGGCTATTCCTGAGGGTGAAGGAAGTGAGCGTGGAGAGGTTGCGAGAAATAAGCGCACTTTCTGCTATGGACGAAGGGGTTACAGACTGGAATGATTTCGTGAGGCTTTGGAATACAACCATCAAGTCGGCAGACCTGCCACTCTACGGATGGGAAGCAAACCCGTGGGTGTGGGTAATTAGTTTTGAAAAAATGGATGGAATTACAATTCGTAAGACTTTATAAATTCTACATTTTTGCAATCGAATTTCTTTCTTCTGTTTGAGTGCATAATACCACGCGAAATGTCGAAAGGAAAGTGAAATAATTGAATGTCACAAGAAAGAAATCCCACACGATTTGTCGCAGGCCCGAAAAAACAGGTGCGAGCCCACGGGATGACCTCCTACACGGTGATCCAGTGTCCGATGTACCTGGAGGATGAGGAGAGGAGCGTGGAGGCATGAGCTGTAAATCATATACGCACATCACCATGTTTGACCGGCCATATCCGCCCGAAAAGCAGGCCGAGGGACTGGCGATCTCTCAGGCCATCGTCGGCGGGCATTGTGAGACCTGCGGATTTTTGTCGCAGTGCTCCACCCAAAAGGATTTTAGGTTCCCAGTGTTTGCCTGGTGTATGCGGCGGAAGGCGGAGATTATGGCTAGGATGGAGATGGACGCCGATGGATAATCTGCTGACGGACAAGGATCTGGAGACCATCGCCCGGGCCCACCGCCGCTGCGGTGAGATGGAGGTCGAGCGGACGCTGGGGGCGCTGCGGGTGCGGGTGAGCACCTGCCCCGCCTCCCGGGCCTGGTCCGTGCCCTACCTGATCCGGCTGGAGCGGTGGCGGCCTGGGATGTACAGCACACAATATTTTGACAGCGCGGAGGCGCTGAGAGAGGAGTTTTCCAATGAGCGCCAACAACGATTATAGCGAGGAGTTTGACCGGCTGCGCAGGAACCGTGTGGAGGTGTCGCATCACAAATACGGCCCGGCCCGGAAAAATTTCGGCGAGGGGCGGGTGGATGCCCTGGAGACGGCCCAACTGTGCCTGGACGCTTTCCACCGGGACCACAACACCGAGCACCTGGTGGACGCGGCCAACTATCTGATGTTCCGATGGATGTTCCCCATGCCCGGGGAGTTCTTCCGGGCAACAGGGAGCGGCGAGAGCGTGGGGACGGTGGGGACGCCGATCAACATGGAGGACTGATTGTATGAGTGACAATAACACGCTCCGCAGGATCGCGGAGCAGCTTGGACCGGAGGAGATCCTGTGTCAGTGCGCGGAGGAGTGCTCTGAGCTGGCCCAGGCGGTACTCAAGATGCGCAGGGTGCTGGTGGGAACCACACCGCTGACGCAAAGCGAGGCGCGGGTCCTTATCAATGAGGAGGTGGCCGACGTGCTCAACTGCGTGGAGGCCCTGGAGGCCATCAGCTTTGTGGACCGGGGCCAGGTGGCGCGGATCCAGGCTGAGAAGCTGGGGCGGTGGGACAGGCGGACCAGGGGGGCGTGACATGAGCGGGATGCTGGACAAGCTGCACCGGAAGCACCAGATCGAACTGGAGGTGACGCGCCATGTGACCCGGCAGGAGATGGTGGATTTCGCAGCCATCGCCCTAAACGACGCCTTTGGGTTCGGGCCGGAGCGGTGCAAAAAATTTGTGGACGCCCTGAACGCCGCGGTGAACGAGACGGCGGACATGATGGACGCAGACACCAAGGATATGGAGTACACCATCGCAAAGTTTGAAGAGCGGCTGAAGCAGGTGGTTGGCCCGTACTACGTAGACAGGAGTGAGCGGTATGGGTAATCAGTGTGCGGGATGCATCTATTACAAATCCCTGGGGGCCTGCGGAGAGGGGACTGAAAAAGCGTGTCACTATCTTCTGATCTGTGGAAAGCCGAGAGTACGCGATGGTGAAAAGTGTCGGGCCAGACAGGAAGAGAAGGTCCGCCGCAAGAAGAATGGAGGGGGAAAAGATGTTGGACACAGAACAAGCAGCCAGGATGTGCCCAATCTGCGGAGAAGATAGTTCCGTATATGACACGAGGGAAACGCCAAACGGAAAAATCATCCGCAGGCGGAGATGTACAAAGTGTGGGGCACAGTTTGAGACAGAGGAAACATTTGCTCGATTTCTCCCCGGAAAAAATCAAAAAAATTTTTGAAAACCCTATATATAGGGGACAGGCCTCAAAATATCTGAGAAAATGGGGGTGGGTAGAGATACCCACTCCCTTCTTTCTTTTGCCCGGCTCCGTGGCAAAAAACGGGCCCTCCTAACCAATGGCCGCCCCGATCTGCACAAGGGGCGGCAGATATGCCGCAGGTAGAACCAGCCCAAGATACGGGCCGGAGGGTCGCGCCCTCCATGCGGCACCAAATGAATCATGGGTGAGCCCGTCTCGCTGAAAAGATGGGAGGGTGGGATCTGGGGATAAAATGATGGGGTGGTGACATGGCTGCACGACTGACGGATAAGCAGCAACGTTTTGTTGCGGAATATTTGATAGACCTGAACGCGACACAGGCGGCTATTCGGGCAGGGTACAGCAAAAAGACCGCTGACAGAATTGGGCCAGAACTGCTTGGGAAAACTTGTGTTTCGGAAGCAATACAGGCGGCGAAAGCGGCCAGAAGCAAAAGGACGGAGATTACACAAGACCGCGTTCTGGAGGAATATGCAAGGATCGCGTTCTTTGATCCTAGGAAGATGTTTGATGCAGATGGCAACCCGCTGAATATTTCAGAACTGGATGACGACACCGCGGCGGCGGTTGCCGGTCTGGAGGTTATAAAAGAGGTTGACCCAGACACGGGAGTTACCTCATACACCAAAAAATATAAAATCACGAACAAGCTGGGAGCTCTGGACAGTGTTGCAAAGCACCTCGGAATGCTCAACGGAACATTTGGAGCGCCGAAGGATGAGGCGAAAGAGGACGGGCTCAGCCAGAGCCTGAGAGAATTGGCGGAGGAGATGGAGAGCGATGATTAGCCCAAAACAGCGAAAAATCCTCGCCTTCCCCTACTCCAAGTACGATGCCCTTATCTGCGATGGTGCCGTAAGAAGCGGGAAAACATCGCTAATGGCTGTCGCCTTTATAGATTGGGCAATGAGAGAGTTTTCCGGGCAAAGATTTGGATTGTGTGGCAAAACGGTTGACTCATGCTCAAAAAACCTGGTGGTTCCATATATTTCTCTTTCATACGCCAAAGAGCGCTACACCATGCGCTGGCGGCGGGCAGACAAGGTGCTGGAGGTTCGCCGGGGCGCTGTGACCAACTACTTCGAGGTGTTCGGCGGCAAGGATGAGAGCAGCTTTACACTGATTCAGGGCCGCACGTTGGCTGGGGTGCTGCTGGACGAGGTTGCGCTGATGCCCCGCAGTTTCGTGGAACAGGCGCTGACCCGCTGCTCTGTGGACGGGGCAAAGCTGTGGTTTTCCTGTAACCCGGAGAGCCCGCAGCACTGGTTCTATACGGAGTGGATCAGGCGGCACAGGGAGCGAAACGCCCTGTACCTACATTTTGAAATGACAGACAACCCCGGGCTGAGTGCAAAGACCATCGAGCGCTATCAGACTATGTTCACTGGCGTATTCTATGACCGGTACATCCGTGGCCTATGGGTGCTGGCCGAGGGCCTGGTCTATGACTTCTTCGGTGAGGGGCAGATCGCGGATGAGGTCCCCGGCAAGGGTGAGTATTACATCTCCTGCGACTACGGCACGCTGAACCCCTTCTCCGCTGGCCTGTGGTGCTGGGATGGGAAAATGGCCACTCGTGTACGGGAATACTACTACTCCGGGCGGGAGAACCAAAGGAACAAGACCGACGAGGAGTATTATACCGATCTGGAAGCCCTGGCCGGTGATTTACCTGTTCGGGCGGCGGTGGTGGACCCATCAGCGGCATCGTTTATCGAGACCATCCGGCGGCACGGGCGGTTTAAGGTGCGCAAGGCACACAACGAGGTGGTCCCTGGTATCATGACTACAGCACGGATGCTGCGGGACGGGACGGTGAAAATTCACCGCTCCTGCAAGGATGCAATTCGGGAGTTTGGCCTGTACCGCTGGGACGATAAGGCGGCGGAAGATAGGCCTGTGAAGGAAAACGACCACGCCATGGATGACATCAGATATTTTTGTCAGACGATTTTAAGGCACAAGGCCGGGAAGCCGGAGTATGTACCATTGTATCAGCGGGGGTGAGAGATTGAAAACCTATCAGGACCTGACCGCACTGGGCGACAATGAGCAGGAGCGGATGGAATTTGTGCGGTCCGCCGTCCGGGATCACTTGGGCAGCGAAGATTACCGGATTGCCGCCGCTGCGGAGGAATACTACGCCAAGCGGAACACCACCATCGAGTGCTTTCACAAGATGCTCTACACGGCAGCGGGGCAGGCGTATCCCGATCTGTTCAGCAGCAATTTCAAGCTGAAAACCCTCTTCTTCCGGCGGTTTGTCATCCAGCAGACCCAGTACGTTTTATCCAACGGCGTGACCTTTGAGCGCCCGGAGACGAAGAAGAAGCTGGGGAGCACCTTTGACAACCAGATCCAGAAACTGGCCAAAAAGTCCATGGTGGACGGCGCGGCATACGGATTTTGGAACCGGGACCATCTGGAGGTGTTTGGCTTTGCGGACACCTGCAACGAGGCGGGCTTTGCACCGCTCTACGACGGCGACAGCGGCGCTCTGGCTGCCGGTGTGCGATATTGGGGGACCGCGGAGGGGCAGACCAAACGGTACACCCTGTATGAGCCGGACGGCGTGACAGAGTACATCCAGCGCAAGGGCGAGGATCTGCAGGTCCTTCAGGAGAAGCGGCCCTATCTTCGGGATGTGCGCCGGGACGGGCTTGGGAACGAGACCATCGAGGGCGCCGGGAACTACGACTCCCTCCCCATCATCCCCATGTACGCAAACGACCTGCACCAGTCTGAGTTTGTGGGCATCCGGGAGAGCATCGACTGCTACGATTTCATCAAATCCGGCCTTGCCAACGTCATCGAGGACAATTCCTCGGTCTACTGGACGCTCAAAAATGCCGGAGGCATGGATGACACGGAGATTGCCCAGTTCATGGACCGGCTTCGGACGCTGCGGGCGTCTGCGGTGGATTCGGACGACGGCGGCGGTGTGGAGGCCCACACGCTGAACATCCCCTATGAGGCCCGGGAAGCGTTGCTGGCTCGCTTGCGAAATGACCTCTATGAGGACTTCCAGCTGGTGGACATGGAAAAAGTGCTTTCCGGCAACCTGACAGCCACAGCAATTCGGATCGGCTATCAGAGCCAAGACGACAAGTGCGGAGACTTCGAGTACCATATTCGGGACTTTATCGGGAATTTGCTGAATCTGGTCGGCATCGAGGACGAGCCGTCTTTCCAGTGGAACAGGATTGCCAACCAACTGGAGGAAACTCAGATGGTCCTTTCTGCCGCAAACTACCTGGATGATGAGGCGGTCATTAAGCACCTCCCGTGGATGACCCCGGAGGAAGCGGAGGAGCTGCTGAAACGCCGGGCGGCAGAGGAGATCGACCGCACGCTCTTGCGGGAGCCGGAGGTGACGGAGGATGGAGAGGAAGCCTGATTACGCCCACCGGATGACCGATAAGGAATTGGGCGAGTTAGAGCGTCGGATCTCTACTATTTACCAAGAAGCCCGGAACAGTCTGGATGAGACGGTTAGGGCCTACTTTGAAAGCTTCCGCCAGCGGGATGAGAAGATGAAAAAGCTCATCGGAACCATACAGAATGGGCGGGAGTGGACGAAGCAGGACTACAACAACTGGAGATTGGCCCAGATCGGGAGAGGAGAGCGGTTCAAGGTTCTGCGGGACAAGGTGGCGGAGCGGTATACAAACGCCAACGAGACGGCTACCGCCTATGTCAATGATGCTACACCAAGTATCTACTCATTGAACCGCAACTATGCGGCGTACACCGTTGAGCAGGTGGCTGGGGACGTGGGCTTTGACTTGTGGGACGAGCAGACGGTAAAACGATTGATTGTGGAGCAACCGGACCTGATGCCCTATTACCCGCCCAAGCGGGCGCTGCGCCGGGGAATCGACCTTGCCTGGGGGAAAAAGCAGATCACGGCCAGCGTCACCAGCTCCATTCTCCAAGGGCGGAGCGTAAAGGGAATGGCGGATGACCTGCAAACCCGCATCCTGGAGATGAACCGTTCCAGTGCCATACGGACAGCCAGAACAGCTGTGACCGGGGCGCAGAACGCGGGGCGTATGGATAGCTACCACGCCGCCGAAAAAATGGGTATCCGCATGAAAAAGGAGTGGCTGGCCACCCTGGACAACCGTACCCGCCACGCTCATGCCGTGCTGGACGGCCAGCAGACCGATGTGGACAAGCCGTTCAAGGTGAATGGGGAGGAGATACGATACCCAGGGGACCCGACGGCGTCTGGTTATCTGGTCTATAACTGCCGGTGCACCCTGATTGCGGCGGTGGATGGAGTGGATCCCTCGGACGCGCTGCGAAGAGATCGGGACGGGCTGCTATCAAACATAACTTACGCACAATGGGAAGTATCTAAGCGCGGCTATAGCGCAAAACCGATCTCAACAATTCACAATAAACCGCTGTTAAAGTGGCGCAATTCCTTGAAAAACAAGGAAAATCGAGCTATACTAAAGTCAAAGATTGAAAGCAAGGAAATATCCACAAAAATAAGACCACAGCAGCACGCAAAGCATGTAGAGGGAACGCCGCAATTTAATCAATATAGGGCAGATCGCCTTGCGAAGGGGAAAACGCCGCAGAGTATATTGACCATCACTGAGAAGGAAGCACAAGACCTTGTAAATCTCTATTCCTGTACAGGCGTAGTTGAGATTGAAATCAGAAGTGATGGGACTGCTAAAATTGTTGAATATTGCAACGCTGACAGGATAATTGGGAAATATTACATTTCCAATACATACCGTGAAACAAAGAGATTCGGCATCTTTTATTCAAAAAGAGGGGTGCACATTGTCCCGACACGGCCAGAAAAGGAGTGATGTAGAATGGTGAATATATGGGAGTACGCAAACTCTTTCCCCAAAGTCCGGATCAAGACCAAAGATGGGGGCCTGTATGTCGGCTATACACTCATGGTCTGGGACGCTGATGAATCAAACGACGATGAGGACAGCATTACGATTGAATTAAGCAGTGGTGAAACACGATCTTTCTACCCGTCTGAGATCGAGTCTATCGAGGAAATCAAATGAACATTGACCTTTACGACCATTCCAAAGAGGTCCTTGCCGCCCTTCAGGAGGCCGCAGAGCGGGCGCTGGAGAAGTGCGGGCTAGTGGCGGAGGGGTACGCCAAACGGTTGGTTCCGGTAGATACCGGAAACCTCCGCAACAGCATCACCCACAAGGTGGACCCGGAAGAACCGGCAGTTTACATCGGAACGAACAGCGAATATGGTGCTTATGTGGAGTTGGGCACCGGCAAGTACTACCCAGGCGGGCGACCTACCCCGTGGAAGTACCAGGACTCCAATGGAAATTGGCACTGGACACAGGGCAACCCGGCACAGCCATACCTGAAACCGGCGGTTGCCGACCACGCACAGACATACCGGAATATCATTGAGGACGAATTGCATGGACAATAAGACCATAAAGGCCATTGAGGCCATTATTAAGCGGGGCAACGACGCTGAGATCCGCCGAAAAGGTGAAGGGTACGTTGTTCTGGAAGTCAAAAAGACAATCAAATATACGACTTCTGCGTAATTGGGCGCAGAAAAGGGCAATAGGAGCCAGCTACCGAGGAATACTCGGTGGTTGGCTCTTTTTCTTTTGGTAAATGCCGCGAGACACGGCGGTTTTTATAAAACTCTAAGGGCGAGACACTGCCCCCGAGACAAAGGAGAGTATGTATATGGCACTCACAGTAAAAATGCTCAAAGGACTTGGATTGACAGATGAACAGCGGGAAGCAGTCCTTGAAGAGCATGCACGGACCGTAGACGAAATCAAGGTGGAGCGCGACCGCCTGAAAAAGGATGCGGAAAAACTTATCACTGTCCAAAAGGAATTGGACGACTTGAAAGCCGCCGGTGACGACGGCTGGGAGCAGAAGGCCAAGGATTGGGAAAAGAAATACACCAATCTGGTGGTCGAAAACAAGAGCAAGGAAGCCCGGGCGGCCAAGGAAGCGGCTGTCAAGACCTACTACGAGAGTAAAGGCATCACTGGCGACAACCTTACCATTGCTATGATGGGCAGCGGTGAGGTGCTGGAAAAGCTGGAATTGGACGGCGACAAGATCAAGGACGCCGCTGCGCTGGACGCTCTGGTAGGCGGGGCCTTTGCAAAGTTGGTTTCCACCACAACTACGGAAGGCGTGAGAACCCAGATGCCCCCCAAGAACAACGGCGGCAAGCTGACCCGGGAGGAGATCGTGAAGATCCAGGACCCCGTGGAGCGCCGCGCCGCAATTCGCGACAACATGGAACTGTTTGAGAAAGGATGAGTGAATTATGGCAGCAGACCCCAAGCTGATCAAGAAGACCGACCTCGCCCGCGTGCGGGAGATCGACTTCACCCTGATGTTTACCGAAAGCCTGCGCAAGCTGACCGAGGCCCTGGGCGTGACCCGGAAGGTGGCCAAGCAGGCGGGCACCGTGCTGAAGACCTATAAGGCAACCGGAACCCTGGAGGATGGCGCTGTCGCCGAGGGTGATACCATCCCCCTGAGCAAGTACACCACCGAGGCTGTGTCCTACGGTGAGATCACCCTGAAAAAGTGGCGCAAGGCAACCTCTGCCGAGGCGATCATCGAGCGCGGCTATGACCAGGCTGTGGGCATGACCACGGAGCGGATGCTGAAGGACGTGCAGAAGAGCATCCGGAAGGACTTCTTCACTTTCCTGGGCACCGGTACCGGCACGGCCACCGGCGCGGGCCTCCAGGCGGCTCTGGCCCAGACCTGGGGCAAGCTCCAGACCCTCTTTGAGGACGACGACATTCAGGCCGTCCACTTCATCAACCCCCTGGACATCGCCGACTACCTGGCTACCGCCACCATCACCACCCAGACCGCCTTCGGCATGACCTACATCGAGGACTTCCTGGGCATGGGCAAGGTGTTCATGAACTCCAGTGTTCCCAAGGGCACCATTTACTCCACCGCACAGGACAACCTGGTTCTCTACTATGTGCCCGTCAACGGCGCCGACCTGAACGAGGCGTTCTCCTTCACCAGCGACGAGACCGGCTACATCGGCATCCATGAGGAGCCCGACTACACCAACATGACCGCCAGCGACACCGTGGTGAACGGCATGACCCTGTTTGCCGAGCGCCTGGACGGCGTGGTCAAGACCACCATCACTGAGCCGGGCCCTTAAACGCGCTGTTGAGTGAGCCTGCGCCCGCTGCTCCTGCTGGTCCGGACACCCGGGCCAGTGGGGGGCCGGGTGTCAGCAGCGCAGCCGTACAGGCCGAACCTGCAAAGGTGGTGAAGAGCCGTGCTCGAAGCCGTACTGACACATCTGAATAACTGGTTCTGCCGGGAGGTGTACGCCGGGACCTTCACAGTGACCAGCGGGACGCTGGCGCTGCCGGATCTGGCGGACGGCCAGTATTTCCGCATTGTGGGCAGCGTGTTCAACGACGGACTGCACCAGAGCCCGGCGGCGGGCCTGACGGACGAGACCTTTACCGGCGCTGTTTGGGCGCTGGCGGTCCCCAAGTCTGTGGTTACCCTGGCGGAGGAGATCAAGGCGTGGGCCGCGAAGAACCAGCTGGGGGCGTACACCAGCGAGAGCTTCGGTGGGTACAGCTACACCCGGGCCACCAACGCCAAGGGCGCGGCTGTTGGCTGGCAGGACGCCTTTGCCGCCCAGCTGGCCCCCTATCGCAAGCTGCGGGACACCTCCATGGTGGCCCCAACCCCCAAGGGGACGCCGCCCACGCCCCGGAAACCGTGCTGGAGGTGAGAGCGTGAGCCTGTTAGATGATTTTGCCCGGACCTGCGTGGTGCTGGAAAAGACCCGGAGACCGGACGGGGCCGGAGGCTACTTTGTGGAGTGGGCCGAGGGCGCGGAGTTTGTCAATTATCAGGCCCTGGACACCTCCATGGAGGCCCGGAGGGCGGAGAAGGAGGGCGTGACCAGCGTGTATTCCGCGCTGGTGCGGTCCGACTTCCCCATCGACTACAACGACTATTTTCGGGACAAGACAACCGGCCAGATATACCGGGTGACCTCTGACCCGGAGGAAAAAGTGGCCCCCAAGTCCGCCAGCTTCGCCCTGAAATTCTTCACAGCGGAGCGGAAGGAGCTGCCGACATGACCAAAAACAAGGCCCTGTACGCCTGGCTCAACGAGTTCATGCCGTTTTACCGGGCCTCCTCTGTCCCGGACGATGTGGAGTTCCCCTACGGCACCTATGAGTACATCGAGGATGCCTGGGGCGGCGGCGAGGTGAGCATGACCGTCAATCTGTGGTTCCATACCACCAGCGAGGCGGTGCCGGATGAAAAGGCCCAGGAACTTTCTAGGCGCATCGGATACGGCGGCGTGACCATCCCCTGCGACGGCGGGTACATCTGGCTCAAGCGTGGGTCTCCCTTCTGCCAGAGCCTGAAATACGAAGAAGACAACAACATCAAGCGGCGGTACATCAACCTGACCGCCGAATACCTGACTTTGAACTGAAAGGAGCGATACCATGGGAATCTTTACGAAAATCCCGCAGGACACCTTTTCCGAGTTACAGCTTGACGCCGGTGTTCTGCTGAATAAGTTTGACCCGGCCAAGGTGGCCGCCCCAGCGGATGAGGACATCATCTGTGCCACTACCGGCGGCATCAACATCAGCTGCGTGCCCACCTACTCCGACATGGGCGAGGATGTGGACAACTGCCCCACCAACACCAAGGAGTTGAAGCACCTGGACGGCTGGGACTGCAAGATGTCCTTCACCGCTCTGGGCACCTCTCCTGAGAGCATCAAACTTGCCCTGGGCGCTGCCACAGTGGCAACCAGCAAGGTCACCCCAAACCGTGACCTGAAGCAGGAGGATTTTAAGGATATCTGGTGGGCGGGTGACCGGGCTGACGGCGGTGCCGTGGCAGCCTGTTTGAAAAATGCCCTTTCCACTGGAGGTTTCGCGCTCAAGACCACCAAGAACGGTAAGGGGCAGGTTTCCGTGGAGTTGACTGGCCATGTGTCCATTGAGGCCCAGAATGTCATGCCTATGGAGTTTTATAGCTTCACCACCCCGCTTCCCGGTGCGGGTTGAGGAGGCAGGCCATGAGACTGTCTGACATCAAGGGCGACCGAACCCTGGAGGTCATTGCAGAGGTCATCGACCCAATCTGCAATATTGCGGAGGATGACGAGGCCATGTCCATGTTCCGGCGGGAGAAGCTGCCGGAAGGCATGGAGCCGAAAAAGTTTTTGCTGGCCCGTGCGCGGAAGTCGTTGCCCGTGCTGCTGAAAAAGCACAAGGGCGACATCATTGACATCCTGGCCGCCATCGAGGGCGTGTCCCCGGAGCAGTACCAGGGAGTTCTTAACCTGGTCAAGCTGTTTAAGGATGCCACCGACTTGCTGACAGATGAGGCGTTCGCCGAGCTTTTTATCTCCGCGCAGGGCGAGAACTCCTCTGGCTCTGCGCAGGAGAGTACCGAGGCCCCCTCAGCGTAAAGGCATTTGCCCGGTATTCCGCCTCCCGATGGCTGTATGAGCAGAAGGACACAGCATACCGGGTGTATGTGACCGACGCGCTGAAAGCGGTGGCAGAAAACACCGCCAAGTACGCCGGGGGCGGTTACATTAAGACCCGGTACATCGAAATCATTGACCCGTCCCCTGAGGAGACCCGGACGGGGGAGGAGATCATAGCGCAGATGAAGGCCAAGCTGGGCCAGATCGGAGGTGACCCGGATGAATCTGCTTGACCTGTATGCAAAAATCACGATGGACACCAGTGGCTACGAAAAGAGTCTGGACGATGCCTCCAGTAAGGCATCCGACTTTGCATCCAAACTGAAAAGCGGCCTTGCCACGGCGGCCAAGGTGGGTGCTGCTGCCCTGACCGCTGCGGCCACCGGCGTGGCTGCTCTGACAAAGGCATCAATCGACCAGTACGCAGAATATGAGCAGCTGGTGGGCGGTGTGGACACGCTCTTCAAGGCTGCGTCGGATAAGGTACAGCAATATGCTGATAAAGCCTATGAGACTGCCGGCATGAGCGCCAATGAGTACATGAATACGGTGACCAGCTTCTCTGCGTCTTTGCTCCAAAGTCTAGAGGGAGACACGGAAGCGGCAGCGCAAAAGGCAGACCAGGCCATTACTGACATGGCCGACAACGCCAATAAGATGGGCACCAGCATGGAAATGATCCAGAACGCCTATCAGGGCTTTGCCAAACAGAACTATACCATGCTGGACAACCTCAAGCTCGGGTACGGTGGCACTAAGGAGGAGATGCAGCGACTCTTGAAGGACGCCGAAAAGCTATCCGGCGTTAAATATGACCTCTCCAGTTATGCCGACATCGTAGACGCCATCCATGTGGTGCAGACAGAGATGGGCATCACTGGCACAACTGCAAGAGAAGCCAGCACGACTATTCAGGGTTCCGTAGCCAGCATGAAGGGCGCATGGCAAAATCTTGTGACTGCCATAGCGGCAGATGGATGGGACATTGGCGTATATGTTGACAACTTTGTGTCCAGCGTTAAGGTCGTAGGTCAGAATGTCATCCCGCGCGTACAGCAGATACTCAGCGGCATAGGCGAGCTGGTAACTGCCATTGCGCCCATGATCGCCCAGGAGCTGCCAGCACTCATCAGCACGGTGCTGCCCGCTATGGTCAGCGCTGGTGCACAGTTGCTGGTCGGCCTGGTGACCGGGCTTATCACCGCCCTGCCTGACCTGGTGGCTGCGGTGCCGCAGATTGTGTCGGCGCTGGCATCTGCCATCTCTGCCAACCTCCCAGCTATCCTGGCGGCTGGTCAGCAGCTTTTGACCATGTTTGGCAGCGGGATCCAGTCCGGCGTACCTCAGATGGTGGCGCAGCTGCCAGCGGCCATAGATGGGTTCCTTGGCTTTATTACGGAGCAGCTTCCAGCCGTGCTGGACAAAGGCGTGGAGATGCTGACGGAACTGGCAAACGGAATCATCGCTGGAATCCCACAGCTGCTGGAGCAGCTTCCACTTATCTTTGAGTCTTTCGAGACGTTTATCACAGTCAATTTGCCGGTCATCCTGGACAAGGGCATGGATCTGCTGTTCAACTTTGTGGACGGCATCATCGCCGGGATTCCCGACATGGTGGCGCGGCTGCCGGAGATCATCAAAAGCATCACAACAACGCTATCGAACAACTACCCGAAAATCATCCGATCTGGATTTGATCTTCTCATCAAACTGGCTGACGGCATTTTGAGCGCTATCCCGGATCTGGTCTCCGTCCTTCCCCAAGTGGTGGCCGCAATTTTGAGTGGCTTTAGTTCGGCGGTTTCTGGTGTGTTCGAGATCGGGAAAAACATTGTGATGGGCCTGTGGGATGGAATCAAGAGCATGGGTTCCTGGATCGCGGAGAAAATTGGAGACTTCTTTGGTGGGATCGTTGATGGCGCAAAAGACCTGCTCGGTATCCACTCTCCGTCCCGGGTATTTGCGGACATCGGGAAAAACATGGCCCTGGGGCTGGGCGATGGCTGGGAGGATTCCTTCGGACGTGTCCGGGATGGCATCACCCGCGGCCTGGACTTCGGAGCAGCATCGGTGGATTTCGCTTCCTCCGGGCTTGGGGTGTCCTCTGCCGGCATCATCAACAGCATGGCGGCTGGGGCAGACGCAGGGCTTTCCGATGGTCTGACGGTCAATCTTACTCTGCCGGACGGAACAAAGTTCGCCACCTGGCAGCTGCCCTATCTCATCAAGGCAGGTTCCGCTGCGGGAACGCCTATTGCGGACCCTCAGTGGGCGTAAGGAGGAAACGGTATGACGCAACTGATATTAGATTCTGGAGGCGCATCTGTTGTCCTGCCTGAGACCCGCCGGGAGGCCTATGTTGTAGACGAGGAGCCGCTGAGCCGAAACCTGGTAATGATTGCTGGAAACATGGTCAAAGAGCTGCGGGGAGATGTATGGGTCATTGATTACCAGTATGGATATTTCAATGACACCGACAAGGACCGTGTGATCTCTGCCTGCAAAAAGGGAAGCCGTGAACCTATCGTCTGCAACTTCCTGATTCCAGACGAAAATAAGATGCTGACTTCCAGATTTTTTGTGACAGGGTACACACGGCCAAGGTTTTATTGGAGTCGGGATGATAAAGGGGCCACCGTCCCTGTGTGGGGTGGGTTTACGGTCTCTCTGAGAGAGGTGGATCCCCATGATTAACGCCACAGAGGAGTACAGGGTCGCAATCGTGGGCGCTTCCAGACGGACCCACCTCAAGGCCGTGGTGGACATCAGCGACCCGGACATGGCCTTTTCCGGCGTGGAGAGCAGTGGTGCGGCGGACTTTTCACAGCCGGCCCAGCTGTATGATCGGGTCATGGACCTGACGCCATACGCCACCCTGGAGCCCCACAGGTGGGTCCTCAATGGGCAGTTTCATCTGATCCCGGCAGAGGGGGCGGCGAATCAGGTTGGCTTTGTGGGGGATGTGCTCTCCGGAGCAGATGGGAGCTTTCCCGCAGCTGTGTGGGTGGAGGAGCGGTTCTCTAATTTATCCATCCTCCAGGCCTGTTCTGTCTACTTTCCGGGTGACGATTGGGATGGGGTTCCGGATACTTTCACCGTAGAGGTCAAACAGGGCGGCACGGTCTACTACACCAAGGAGTTTACCGGCAACCGGTCCAGGGCGGTCAGCCTGAGCGGCTTCACGGTCAATAACCCGGACGCTATCCGGGTGACGGTAAGCAAGTGGAGCCTTCCGGGCCGCCGGATGCGGGTGGCCGAGATATTACCCGGCGTGTATGAGGAGTGGACAGAGAAAATGCTGGTGGAGTTCAATGCCACACAGCAGACCGATTTTTCCTGCATTACGCTGCCGTATGGAACAATGAGCCTATCTTTAAATAACATTGACAAGCGGTTTGAGCCGCGAAAGAAAGATGGGCTATTTGCCTCCATCGAGGACAGACAGGGCATTGAAACGCTAATCGGTGTCGAACTGCCTTCCAGCGGAGTGGAGTACAAAAAGGTGGGAGTGTACTACCAGTACGGCGACGGCTGGAAAACCTCCAACAATGATATGTCTATTGACTGGTCGCTGGTGGATATTGTAGGGCTGGTGGCAGAACGCACTTATCTTCCGCCAACGACCCTGCCAACTACCCTGGAAGGCTGGATCTCCTCTGTGGCGGCCCAACTTGGGGATAATTTCAAGAGCCGCTACCACGTTGATCCAGACTATGCCAAAAAGCCAGTAAAAGCAAAGGATAAGCTGGCGGTGACCGGAAAGAAGTGCGGGGACATTCTGCGGTGGGCCTGTATGGTGACCGGCACTTTCCCCCGCGCGGATGCTGAGACAGGATACCTGACAGCGGAACCTCTATGGAACCAGGGGAACAAAACGCTTTTGACCGCGCTCGCTGACTACCCAACCATGAAAGCCAACAAGAGTGTGGCGTCCCTTATCTTTACCCTTGCGGATGGAACTCAATATGTGGTCAGTGGCAACAGCACCAGCAGTGAAAAGACCATCAATATTGAGAACCCATTCATCCACACCTCTGCCGAGGCCCTGACCGCGGCGCGGCTGATCCTCAGCTGCTACGGCGGAAACCTGATCGAGACCACGGGGCGGGGCGATCCATCCGGAGAGATCGGGGACGTGGACACCATCTGGCTGGATGAGTCCAGCGCCACCACCGCCCGGCGGATGATGCAGACCTTCAAGATCCAGGATGGGGCACTCCAGGGCTGTCAGAGCCGGCTGCTCCAGGCGGATGGGTCCTTCCTATTCCAGGAACGGGCGGTGGTCACCAAGAGCGGATCCTGGACGGCGCCGGCGGGAGTCACTGCGCTGCGGCTCATACTTGTGGGCAAAGGTGAGGACGGGACAGCCGGAACGGACGGCACCTGGGATGAAGCCGGAGCGGATGGCGTGGATGGCCGGGGGGGCCTTGTCTGGGCCGGGACGGTATCGATCAATCCGCAGCAGTCGTTCAGTGTCCAGATCGGGGACAACTCTGTTTTTGGGCAATACAGCAGCGCAAATGGCAGCCGTTTCCCGTTTGGCTATACGGACATTGCAAGCGGTGACAGTTTTGCACGGACCGGGGTCCAAAAGCCCGTCCCCGGCTCTGGAGATGGTGGCGCGAAGGGCCTGGGCGGGATCAAGGGCAACCGCCATAGAGAGCCAAGCTATGATTCCGAAGGGAATCCGGTCGGCTCACACTGGGAGATCGACAACTATCCTGGAGAGGGCACCGCAGGGCAGGCTGGAGTATCCGGCTGCGTCGTGATCTATTGGGACAAGGAGGGCGCATGAGTTTTGATTTTAGTTCTCTGGTGACAGATCGGACCCAGGCGGATGTGGAGACCCGGAACGACAAGGGAATCTATCAGGCGGCGGATCTCAACCGTGTCACAGCGGCGATGGAGGAGCTTGCCAATCAGTTTTCGGTTCTCGGGTACAGCACAACAGGTTATCAGAGGATCAAGGCTGTGGAGCAAGAGGCTCCGAGGATACCGGAGGGATATACGGAGTTGGAGTCCATCACAAGCTCCGGCACCCAATACATCAACACCGGGGTCAACCCAACCAGCAATACACGGGTGGAGCTGCGGATGTCCACAAGTCAATCCGGCAGCAAGACTGTGTTTGGATCAGATGTAGGGTGGACCGCAAACGGATTTGCCTTGGGTGTCAACTTTGCCCACTACGGAACAAGAAACGGGAGCTTTACCGGGCTCAACGATGGTGGGGCGCATACAGTGGATTTTAACCGAAACGTAATCTCCCTGGATGGAGCCAAGGCTCTGACTCTTGGCGAGGCTGTATTTGAGCTGACATATCCATTGTATCTCTTTTGCAATGACCGCTCCTCTGCCGCTCAGGAGCACACAAGTATGACGCTGTATGCCTGTAAGATCTATGAGCAAGCACACCTGGTGCGCAATCTGGTCCCGTGTAAAGATCCGGCTGGCGCGATCGGCTTATATGACACAGTGGAGGCACGGTTTTATAAAAACGCTGGATCCGGGGCGTTTGCGGCAGGGGTAGAGGTGATCCGACCGGAGGTAGATCCGTATGAGTGGACAGAGGAGTATTACCCAACTGCGGAGCAAATGGCTCAGTATATTGCCAATTTGGAGGCCCTGAGGCGCGTGATCGCAGTCCTGCCCACCACGCCGGATAAGCCGGATAGTATGGAACTGTTGGACCATATTAAAGCCAATAATATCGAGAAGATTCTGGTAGACATTGATAAATTACTGAAAAATATGCCCTCTGCCTGGTTTTACAGCGGAGAAGTAGAGTGTGGGGAGGTCTGAGTATGCAAGACAGAGTTCCAACTTATCCAGGACGGGTGAAATTGATCCCTGTATTGGGACAAGAGAACACCTATGAAATGGTTCGTGCAGACGAACCGACTCAAGAAGGGACACCGTTAAATAAAGCCAACCTACTTCAAGACTCCGTTGCTAAAATGTATGGGTTGCTAGAGTCTGCTATCCCCAACGATGTGTTTGCGTTTCTAGGAAAGTATAACCTCCATTGGTGGAGAAGAAGAATAAATACCGCTGGAACCATCGGTGAGTGGGAATACCTTTTCTCTGCTGACTCGAACGCACACCCGAAGAGTGGAATAGTGAGTGGATATGAATATGAGTATATTGGTATCCCTTATAAGAATTTTACAAGTCCACCGATTCAAGTCGCTTATGGTAAGTACACTGGAACAGGGACATGGGGTGAGAGTAGCCCGAACAAACTAACTTTCTCCTTTGCCCCAAAAGTCGTTTTTATGGTGCAAAAAGCCCATATGGACTCGTATGGAGTAAACTACCATGAACCTATTTATAGTGGTAGTACCGAAGGAAACGCAGTCATGGTAGCAGACACCCTTACTGAATCATTTCAATCAGGAAATGGTTTCTACGAGCTAGGATATATCGACGATCAAGCCGATGACTCATACGGGAAAAAATCTAAAGATGGAAAGACCTTTTATTGGTATTTTTCCTACACAAAAGACCGCTCTAGTTCTCAGTTAAACGCCGAGGGAACCGTATATTACTGGGTAGCAATAGGATAAAGGAGGAAAGCGAAATGTTGTGGTATATCGACCCTATCCCAAATGACTCGGGAGCATACAGTCCTCCGCAGTCCACATCTTTTGACGGAGCGATTCCGCTGACGGATGAGCAGTCGGATATGCTGGTACAGCACAACGGCTTTGTGGTCATCACCGGGGAGCCGGATCCTGACACAGAGGGCAGTGCAGTGACAGTGGCACCGAACACCGAGGCCTGGGAGGCGTGGAAATCCTCCCTCCCGCCTCAGCTGGAGCCGGAGCCCACGGAGACAGAACGGCTGCGGGCGGACGTGGACTTTTTGGCGGCTATGACGGGGGTGGAGCT